CGTTTTCTAATGAAGTTTCATTAAGATCAGCAGCTGTTGCTGGCTCATTAGATTGATCTCCACCTGATAAGGTAGGGTGATCAGTTGTCATGAGTGGTTTGCCGTCGCCTCCTGGGAAGGAAGTTGAGAAACCATTATTAAGTACATTTGCTGCTTTCACTTGCTTAGTAGTAGCCATTGATCTAGCTAAAGCTTTTGTGTATCTTGAAGATAAGCTGTCATAAAGGTTGTCCTCTATTGCTTCTTCTGTGATAGCGAAAGCTAGCGCGATCGTTTCCATTGTGTATCTAGCAGTGTAAGTTTCTTGCGCGTCGTCGTACGCAATTCCTTGACCTTCTGCTTTTACATCTGCGTTTGCAAAACCACTTAACATTACTTCTTCTTCAAAAGCTCTGTCAGATGATTCTGTTGTATAAATCTCAGCATGCTGATTTTCATACCTTTTGTACTCCAGCCCAAATAAAGCATTTAGGCCTGGTTCTAGTTCTTTAACTAGTTGTGCTCGTGATATTGCCATTATGCGCTTACCTGTCCGTCCCCGAACCACTGTGACTTGTTAGCCACAACTACAACAGTAGCCATACCTGAAAAGTTAGCTAATGCTGGGTTCGTTTGTGGTGCAGTAATAAGATCTTCATTCTGAATACCTGTTGCTCCTGTTCCCACGGTTAATTGTGAATTTGACTGTCCAGATAGAGTTGAACCAGACGCTGCTGATCCTGCTCCATTTGCTGATACTGTCAAACCAAACGTGCTTCCCATTTCAGCTTGTGCTAATGCAGCAGTTGCTGCAAGTCTTGGCTGTAGTTGCCGGAAAATAGCTAGAGAACGTTGGTTTATTAGTAGTAGCATCTGTGTAGAAGCAACCATTAAATACACCAATCGTCGGTCTTGTTATAGCATCTTGTCCGTTGATTATATAGCCCGGATTGTCATTAGCACCGCCGGCAGTATCATACTGCACAGGCTGTCCTAAATAAATAGACGATCCATATCCACTATCGATTTTGTATTTGTTCTGTCCACCAGCTGCGGCTGTTCCGCCTAAAGCTCCTGAAGGGATCAAACCAAAACCTACTGTGTTTCTATTTGCCATTGTGTTTTTCTCCTTATGAACCTGCCGTCGTAAAACGGCCTCCAGTTCGGTTGATATTATTTCGATGTTTAAGAATTACTTCTTTGTACCACCGAGGTTTTTGCTTGAACGCTCGAATTTCATCGGCATTCGTTTATCCTGATCCTTCAGTAAGTCGTTTTCTACTGCTTCGTCTTGACCTTCAGTTTGTCTTCTCTGATAGTCCATACGAGACTGTGCGAGTTCTTCGGGTATCCTTGCCAGGAGAAGGCCACCTACTCCAATCACTCCAGCGTATTTTCCGTCTAAGACAGTTGGATATTGATCAGTGTCATATTCGTCAGCTCTCACTAACTCATAACCAGATCTCAATCGACCATGAATATTCTTGGTGTCATTGAAACCCATTGACTCTGCTCTAATCCATCTATGCCTAAATCCGTCAGGCGCTGTGGGTGCATCTAGAGATGATGGGGGCTTGTACTCTTTTGGTCTTTCAGTTTTTGACCGAGTTCCAGCCGCACGAGAAGTTACTTTTTCGTTTTCTATTTTCATATGCTTATGCTCCTTCCGTGAGTTTTAATTGTTTTGCATACTCTTCGAGTGGCACACCTAATTTTTTAGCTATTGCTACTTGAGACGATGTGAGTCTCACTTGTTTGCGACCAGGTTTTACGCTTCTGTTAGCCGAAGCCACCGACTGAACGGGTTTGGTCGTTGCTATAGTTTCATTATTACCAAACTTGTGAGGAAAGTCAACTCTTATACGTTTATCTATTTCCGCATAATATTCATCACTTTTAGGATCTATACCTTCTTTATCCACTAAATCCTTGTGAATTTCGAATGCAGTAAATGTCATAGCTCTATCTGTTCCGAACCATCTATTTTTTGCAGCCCAATCTTCAGCCATAGGATCAGCTTGAGGCATTTGTCTAGGGGTTTCATTTGGTAATTGTCCACCGTCGGATAGTCTCACAGGTATTTCCTGTTCAACTGGTTTTTCTTCTTTTCGTTGCTTTAGTTTAGCATTCTCGAAAGCTAACTCAGCAATTTTTTTATTTGCTTCAACTTGAGCTGTTGCATCACCAGATTCAATAGCAGCAGCTAATTCTTTTTGTGCAGCTTCTAAACCTGTTGAGATACTTGTCTCAAATTTTTTAACGTAATCAGCATCAGTTTTTTCAAACCTTGCTTCTAACGCTCTTCTTTTTTCCTCTACACCTTTAGCATAATCAATAGCGGCTTGTTCTCTTCTTTCCGCTTCTCTCATTTTACGAGTTAGTTTCGCAATACGAGATTGTACACCTTTACTGTAGTCCTCTAAAGTTTCGTCGGATTTTTTTTCGTCTAATTTTGTTTCTCTTTCATTTTCATATGATTTATCTGTTCCTTGTTCT